TCAATTAGCTTTCAGTTCTTTTCTGGATTCTTGCATCAAATCTTCTAAAAGTTTCTGTACCATTGTTAAAAGATGTTCTTCTGCCTCATTAGTATCCCATCCTCGATAATGAACATCATAATCGACTACTCTTACCTCTTTTAAATAATTCCTTAGAATATCTGATGCTCTCTCAGTTAAAAGTAATGGCCCAACCTGACTATATTTAGCTATCAATTTGTTAGCTTCGTTGGCTGCTTTTTCCATTTCTTCTAACTGTTCAGGCTTCAACTCTACAAATCTAATATCTTCATCAGGATCGCGCAGACTATCTTTTAGCTCCGAATGATATTCGTACAAAATTTTCAGCTGATATACAGCACCTGTGATTTCTATAAAAGCTGCTGCTCTTTTCTCCCACCACTTTTCACTATAAAAACGCTTTAGGGCAAAAAATGTGGTTACCCAAGCGGCGACGCAACCTGACGCGATACCTATGAGGAGCTGATACAAATAATTCATATGACATCCCAAAGTGTTTGTTTGGTTGTCATTGTGCATTATCACAGGCACTCAGTGAATGCCTGTGATAATGCCCAGGCTAACTACGGTAAAGAAGTCCCCCAGTTTGCAATGCTTTTTGGATGGTCTCTTCCACAACCTCAGTAATTGCAGCCTTCATGTCAGGGCTCAGTTCTACTTTTGTTGAAAGCGCGCCTGTCGAGATAACAGCGTTTTTGATTAATACTTCTTTTTCCCATTCGTATTTTTCCATTTATCAACACCTATTGAATTTTGCAACGCTTCTGGGCTTCAGCGGCATAGCCCTGAAGGTATTGGATCACTTCGTCGTCTCTGCGGGTTGACTCTCTGAGACTGAGAACAGCTGATCCACCTGCTGGCGTGAGGTCGATTTGTACTGCATCGCCCAGGCTGCCGCTGCCGGAAGTGCTGTTCCCGACGAGTTGGCAGGTGGCAAGGTTTGCTGCGGCGATTCGCACCCGGCGAGTACCAGCAGCAATATCAGCACGCAACTTCTCATTCTTAGCCAGTTCATCTGTCATTTCCTTCGTGTGCTTCGCATCCAGCGCCTGAAATGCTATCAGGGCCCCTTCGGTGCGCTTCTTCTGGTTGGTCAGGTCAATCACGGCCTGATCGCTTTGTTTCTTCAGCTCTGCGGTGTGGGCTTCGTTCAGTCTGGAAACATCAGCATCCCAGCGTAGCCCTTCAACCCACCAAGTGAGAGCAATACCAGCCACGAAGGCCATCACGATCGATAAATTGTTATTCATCCAGCCCCCAGCACGTCAGCTCGCTTTCCTGATCACGCCTAATGACCTGTCCGGCGCAGTTGTTCGCCCGAATTCGGCAATCTTTCCGACCGTCCCAGATCCAGCGTTTAATCTCTGCGCATGCACCAAGGCGGTCACCAGCGTTAATTTTTCGGTAGAACGTTGAAGGGAAGCATTTGCCAGGGCCGATGTTCCACGGACAAAACGACGCAATACCGACTTTCTGGGGCTCGGTCAGCGGGATATGAATGTTTTTATCAACCCACGCCAGCGCTTTAGCTTGCTCGGCTTTGTCGATGACATTGCACTGTGACCGGGTCAGCTTCATGCCTTTGAATACAGGGTTGCCATTCACATACGTCACGCCACCGCAGATTGTCCAGACACTGCCGCGATCTGCATAAGCAGTAAGGCTGGTGCCTTCTTTTTCACTTTGAAACTGAGCCATCATTACCGGTGCTGAAGCGCCAGCAGCTATCAGCGCCAGCATTGTCGCACTGAGTTTGGTTTTAATATTTGCCATATTAGCCTTCCGCTTTCGAAAGCGCTTCGCTGATCACCTTTGCGGCTGCTGGCTTTTCGTGAGCAGGTTTGGCGCGAGCATCGTCAAGATAGTCGCTGACGATCTTGGTGCGTTTTTCATTTTCCTTTCGTGCCTTGCGGGCATCGAGGCGACCACTGACATACGACGCAAAGGAAATGAGAACGCCGATGAGGCCAAACAGCATGTAAACCATGTCTTGAGTGGTGAAACCGCAGGCGGCCGCTATCGCAGCGAACCACGCAAAGAATTGCGTGACGATATTTCCTGAGCTTTGGTCCATTTTCATAGTCTCCCCCTCCGGTCGTCCGGTTGGGTGCGTAGTCGTAATAAAAGAAGGAATTAGCGGCTCAGTCACTTTGCGAAAGTGGAATGGTTAGCTGATTGACTGGCCGCTAAAACGAGAAAAAGCCGCCAAATTGGCAGCTTCTTTAAAATGTTTTATAGTGATATCACTATTTTCTATAAGGATATATCATGAGAAAGCTTCTCTTTGCTGCCTTAATTCTTGCCAGCTTTTCAAGCTCTGCAGAAATTACGAGCTGCCGATTCGAAGTAGGAAACATCAGCACTTGTCAACCATACCCTTCAACAAATGATGCCCCTCTATTGGGTCCAGATGGAAAGGTCCGTTCTTGCGCAATCAACGCTGGAAGTATAGGCCTATGCTCTTCGCATTATGACGGAACAATAATTCTCAAAAGGTCTGGTGGGGGTTATTCAGAATGTGATGTTTCATATGGTGAGATTAAAGGCTGCTCTACTCCTACCTACACGGGATCAGCGATTATTGACACCAGCCAGGAATAGCAGCAACTGCTTATGGTCCGGTTCCCTTGGCTCGGTAATAAAAAGGCCCCCCGAAGGAAGCCCATTCAAATGCTGATTCTGTTTAGTTCACGATGCCCAACAGTTTTGCCCACTCTTCTATCTGGGATCGATATATGAATTGGACAGACTGCAGGGAGTAACCGCCCTCACCTTCTACAATTTGTGCAAGGCAAGGGAATTCTTTGGGTGCCTGACGCAGAATTTCTCTTTCAAGCTCGTCAGGTTCGAAAACCGAAGGAAACTCCTCATCCAAATGTAGGTAGCCTTTTACTATCCATTCTCTGTATTCAAATTCGTTATTCAGTAGCTTCATGCCAATGGTCTCATGTGATGTTTTACATAAGATAGCAGGCATCTGGCAAACGAACGATGGTGATGATTAACTTTTGCGCCCCTTGTGATTTACTTAAGCAAAATTCAAGCGTACATTTTCATGTTCAAGCATCTCAAGAGTTATCCCAAACGGGGGCTTTCCTTTATTTAATTGATTCACATTAATTTTTTATAGGATGATTCATTGGATATTAAGACAGTTCTGGAGAGGTTTAGCTGCTCAATTTGCCGATGCGAATTTCTCATTTACCCAAAAAACTGTAATGTTGAAACAAACTTCGCTGAAGTTAGTTGTGCATCTTGTGGCCGTGAAGTTACCAAAAGCGAACTTCTTGAGCTATGGCAAAATGATGAATATAAACAGCCGAAGAAACTCAACGATTCCATGCTGAAGTAGTATGTCACCCACATTATCGCTGTAGGTGCCCTCACAACCGAATTGAGAGCATAAAAAAAGGCCGCCCGTTAGGCGACCTCATAAAATTTCGTTTCTAACTCAGCTCAAAGGGCATGAATATTCATACCCGCGCTTTGTTTCTTTCCTGAAGATAGGAAATAAGGCTTTGTCATATATCCCTGCTGAAAGATTTCTTAAATTACCAACAACCCCGTGTTTATCAGGAACCGTAGAAACTTCGGCCATTAGATATGCAGTTTCTTTCCCGCCATCGGCGGTGATCTTTACTGACTTCATGCCCATATCATCAACTCCATTGACGCCGCAGGCATGCGGCTAAGCTCATTTTACCAACAATAGAGATTCTCTACCACACCCTCGCAGTGGCCGCGCTCATGCCCTTGAGTCTTCTGGCGCTCCTCGCCGCTGATAACCTGTGCGCGTATGGCTGACATGCTGCTTTACCGGTATGCCTTCTTTTTTAATTACCCTAACCAGCGCATATTGCAGTTCGGACCTGCATCTGGCTCCCTGGGGCTCGGGGCAGCATCATTACTGCTGCGTCGGCTGACGCCTTTCCCTTTGCTGGTGCATCTTTCAATGCTGCTGATACATAAAAACCCGCACAAGGCGGGCTCATTTGATGCAGAGAAATAATAAATTTGTAAAATTAGTTTGTCGCTTCTTTAACGTTAATGTCTTCAATATCAGACACCCGACCGTCTACGATAGTGATTAATTTACCGGGGCACGGAATTGGGGACTTCTCGCAACGATATTCTACAGATCGGCTGAGCAAAAGTTTTTTCGTGTTACTTGAGAATTGATACTTTGACGGGTTAAAACCATACGCAGCATAAGCTAAACACTCCTTATCTCCAACTCTAACATCATGTCGTTTTGCTCTACTGGCTTCATCTTGCGTAAGTAGTCCTAAAGGAACGAGACGGTCAACGTTTTCGTTGAAATAAAAACCGGGAGCCCATGAAGATAATGCACATTCATGAAACACTTCCCCTGAGATTTTCCCGTTCCAACCACTCTCATAAGCTGAACTAGTGCATCCACTGAGCATAAAAAATACTGGTATGAAGATTTTTTTCATTACTACATCTCAAAATATGATTAGTAAAATGCACATCGACCATACCGAGGATTTCTTTATATTAAAATTACTAAGTAGCATCAGAAAGCAAAAAACCCCGCTAAAGCGGGGTTTTTTTGATTCTTCTTGGCGCTCATCTACATAAACGCCCATAATTTGCTTAAATTACGCCAAGTTCGGACAAAATGCAAGAGTTGAGGCTGAAACGGCGTAAATAGAACAAATCTTAGTTTAAGAAGACCTTATTCATATCACTATGTTTGGGCTGCTTATCAGCGGATACCTTTGCCACCAGGACGAGAGTCCTCTGATCTTCCACCGCATCGTGAACCATCTGATGCAGTATCGTTGTCATGCTGACAACTGCCCGCAAAAGCCTGAACGGAAGCACCGAGAGAAAGAGTTACCAGAAGCATTGCGAATATTTTTTTCATGTAATACCTGTGTGTAGTTAAGGCCACAAATGTGACCTATCAAAAGTATTATCTTAAGCTAAATTTTACCAGTGAATAATTAGCTTCAAAGTAGGATATCGCCAGACACAAAAAAGCCCGCATTGCGGGCTCATATTCTATCTACTATCCCAGCTTGTTTTAGTATTCCGTTAGCTGTTAGCTTAGAAACAATGGTCACAGATACTGGGAAGTTTTTACCACTGTGTGGGCTGTACCAAATTTCATGACTTCCCTTTCCCTGCCTCACAAGCTTGCACTTATGCTTTACGAGAAGCCTAGCAATCTCATGATAGAATCCTCTTCCCATTTTTATGCCATATTTGGCAGATGGGGAGGATTTTTTTGTACAAATTCAATATGCATTTCATGTGGGCGAAGATCACAGTTAAGGAGAGCTAACTCTGGGGCAATCTCGTTTACTCGTTGAGTAAGATGATCAAAGCTTCGGGCTTCAGTGACTAAACCAAGATCATCACAAATCCCAACCCACATACGATTTTCTTGTGTGACGTTGACAGTGAAAAGTTGGCTTTTGCTCATAATCTGCGCCTTACCGTTGACGAATTCGTCAATACCTTATTGGTAACATTACGCAAGATTGGACAATTTGCAAACAAAAAAATTCCTTAGAGAATATTTGAAGGCGCCGAGATCCTTACGCCTGAACTGTTTACTGAATCTTCGTAGCCTGCTGACTGTAAGATATGTAACGGATAAAATTGTCATTAATTATGTGGTAATTACAAAACTCATTTGCTGGTGATTTTTTGAAAAACTGAGTCTGCATGACTCTCTTCCTGCTCACATTTCGTCACAAGCGACTCATACAGTGGCCGCCAGTTACGATTCCATGTTCTTTCATGCAGGTCAGGCAGCAACGCCGTAATAGCTTTGTAGGCGGTTGTGCCGGGTGTCCGTTTGAATCCCCTGCCCGCGCACCGATCACAAGTCTTATCGACCGGAACGCCGAGAAGGTTTGATTTCTCCAGATCACGCACGCGGCCGGTGCCATTACAGCGGCAACGATTTGAGATGGTCCCCTTCCCCTTGCACGGCTGGCAAATGACATCAACTATCTCTTCACCTTCCGTTTTGGACTTCATTTCATTGCGGTAAAGCAGGCCTAAATTGCCCGGTAGCGCATCAAGATATTCCCGGCGGTCGATTGCCAAATGATTTCTGAAGGTTCTCTTCTCTCTCAAAAAACCGGTGCCTGAGCAGCACGGACAATCATAAGTGGCCGCCGCCGACCGCGCATAATCTTCAAACGCCATTTTTGCCATAATGTGTAGGCATTCAGCCATGCGCCTCCCTGCGACTTTGCCGATATGCTTCGGTGCGTGCTGTTTGGCGTACTGCGTCAGCATGCCGACCGCTATCGTTCTATCCTGCTGGCTGATACCGGCTTTTGCCAGGAACAGGCGCAGGCCGAATTCCGCGTCACTTTGTGTCATCCCCAGCGCCGCCATAATATCGGTGATGTTAAGTGCGTCGCTGGCCGTCGCGCGGGAACTGTCGTTGATGGATAAGCCTTTCGGGGAAAAATGCTTCAAAATCGTTTCAAGGTTCATGCTGACTCCACACTTATTTTTGCTTGCCCGTAGCGATAACACCCATCGCCAGCGCGCGGTCTAATGTCTTCAACACCAGAAATTCCTGTGTGCCGTGTTCTTCTTCCCAAGCCGGGGTATCCGCATGAAGTGAGTCGTGACACCGTCTGCACAGCGGGATCACGAACAGGTCATGTGCTTTTGTTGCCATTCCACCAAATCCATTGCCGGTGATGTGGTGCGGATCATCGGACCCGTTACCACAGGCACAGCACGGCTGGCGCTTTACCCATTGAGTGTATTTCGTGTTTTCGTACCGGCGGCGCTTCGGGCGTAGCATGAAAGATTCTGGAGTTTCCGGATCAACGGACAGCGCCAGCACCGGTTTGATGTTGCTCGCCATCACTTCCCTAGGCTCTTGTTCGCTGGGGTTAATGTCGGATTCTTTCAACTGCGTGCCCGGAGGCTGGTATTTCATGCCAAGCGCTTCGCATATGATTTCCTCCGGCAGTTGCGCCGCCAGCCCCTTACTCGTTGCCCACCAGCAAAGTTCCGGCAGGGTCAGTTGATGTCCGGCGGGCAATCGGGAACGCTCGCGGATAGCCTCAGTCACAAATTCAGTGGTATTCGACAGCGCTGCGGCATCGAGTTGTACCGATTCTTTTCCGTGATATTCGTTGTCATGGGTCCAACACAGAGACACAACACCACGTGCCCGGCGAGACTGCACCAGTTCATGGTGGTGATATTGGCCGCCAAAATCAGTGCACTGGCAGCCTCGGTTACGCTTAACCCACAATGTTAGCGCACTCCACCCGCCGACAAGATTGATAACTCGCTCTGAGGCCAGAAATCCAGACAGGCGCGGATCTCGCGATAGTGGCTGAGCCTCCACTGGAACCAAACCGTCCGCCGCCCCGCGCAGATCCGCTGGCTCATCGGTTATTAGCAGGCGTTTGCCGCTGAAGTGCTGCAACATGTCACCTGGCGGCCGCAATAGCACAATCCCCAAATCCCTCTGTGGATATGGCTTTAAGAGCGCTCTCATTCAGCTCTCTCCCCAGCTTTAACCAGGCTGCTCAGCACAGCATCGGCATGTTCCCGCGCAGCGGTGTAATCAGTGGGATGTAGCTCCCCCGAAGGGGAGACCGCTGTCAGCCAGCCGTTGTAAGCAGAGAGCCAGATTCTCTGAAATTCGTTCACGCAGCCACCTCCTGCAGGTAAACGATGCCAGCGGAGATCTGGTGTCTAGAAGCTGATAGTGGTGTCAGTGCCTGATAGTGGCCTGCCAAAACTTTTACGCGAGAGTTCCGCATAGGAGGAATAGTAGTGAAGCTCGCCGGTACCAACTCGATATCGTTGAATGGGTTTTCATTCCCCCAGTGATGCCAGCCTGAAGCTTCTCCACGGCTAAAAAGCTCGATGCGTGAAACTTGCCCGTAAAGCTCTTCGAGGCGAAAACGCACCTCTGCTGGCTTTTCGCTGTGCTCACCGCGGCAGCTGTAAATAACCTGCTTAATACCGGCGCTGAGGCGCTCGAGACCGGAACCGCGAACGGCGATTAACACATCTTCTGTGTTGCCGCGCGTGTAGTTTCCGCCATTCATCACCGTTTCTACGTTCAAAGTATCCATAAAGTCTTCGAAATCGATCATGGTCTGTTCTGCCAGAGCCCGCTCTATACGGCTACGTGCCTGCTCATAGAGTTTTACCCACGTAAATCCCTTCATGGTTTTCACCTTGAAGCCCCATGCATGCGCCAGCTCTACCGCTTCCGAAGCAAAGTTGCCGGTGTACCACATCGCCAGAACTGCGTTTTCATCTGCAATAGACCAGACCGGAAGACGCTTCATTTCCTCAACCGCCATAGTGCTGTAGTGGCCACCCGCCGCGCCGTTACTTATCTTGTTGGAATACTGCCAGGCAGGATCTGCATAAATCAGTTGATAACTCATAGCGCCTCCGATTTAGGGGCGATACGGAAGTTTTGATCGAAGTTTTTAGTTTGAAAACATGACCAGCGCCCCGTATGTAGGGCATAACCGCATACTTTGTTTTCGTCCCGGTAAACCACATTGAATTTCTTATAAAACCTAGGTCTCACTTCAAGGTATAGGCCCAGCTCTTCAGGAATCGCCGATAAATTAATTTTCTCGCCGTGGTTCATTGGTGGTGTGGTGTAGACAGGGATAATTACTCCGCCGTGGGCGTTTTTGCATTTGATGGCATCAACTTCTTCCAAATAAACATCAAGTTTAAACGTAGAGTTATATCCATCTGTGAGCGGCCGACTAATGACGTAATAATCAGGCTTGGCCTGCTTTGCTGCTATTGCTATGCGTAAAAGTGGGATGATTTCTTGAACATCAAATAAACCATTTCCGTATGAAGTTGCTTTGGCCATTGAAAGCAACTCTTCCAACCTTCCTTCGCTGAACTGCCCCAAATAGTTATTCATAACACCCCCCTGCCCAGAAGTACTGCCCATAGGTTTGTGTTCAAACTCAGCACTTTTTTCAGCCAGTGTTTTCACTGGGGCTATATCCGATTTTTCGGCCGTCGGTTCTACGACTTGTTTTGGCTCTTCGCTCAGTGAATATGTTTTCTTCCCGGCACGAGGCCCAGTAACAATGTGGAACTGAGGCTTTTTGCTGATCGTATTAATCGTAGATGACATCGAATGCCCTGACGGAATAAAACCGGCATATTCGATTAACGATCCTTCATTATCCGAGCAGGTGCGCGGAGTGCGATCACGCATGAGCCCTACTATGACTAATTGCTGATGGTTTTTTTTCATGCAGATTTCCCCTGCTGCCGGCGCTGAGCACATTCTTTCCAGATGCGATTCCAGGTGCTGATCGCGAAATCACTGCGCATGCCACGCACACTGGCTTTACTTGCCTCGGTACAGACCAGTTTTTCCAAATCACTTGGGGCTTTGCTCGCCGCAACACCGCTGATAAACCGGCGATAAGCTGAATCACGTTCAGAGGTATCAACGGCCACTTCGCCGCGGTCCCACTTCCCGTTTTTGCGGGCTGGGCGGCCAGCACGATTCCAAGCATTGGCACCTTCGAGATAACCCGGGAACTTGGAAGGCTGGAACAGCGTGGACGGGCGCAGATACTCGGCCATTTCCAGATCGCCGCCCCATTTGGCATGCATGTAATCAACGGTCAGTTGCTGTTCTTCAGGGGTGAAGCCTTCACGCAGTCTGGCGCGGATGTTATCCAATGAGGATTTGCTGACCTGATAACGTGAGCCGGTGGTCTGATTCAGGTAGTTCAGAACCTGTTTAGCCTGATCAGTAATTTCAACCTCGGCGTCGGTCTGCGCAGCAGGCTGACAAAGGGGTTTTATATCTGATGGATCTTGTTTTGAATTTACTAACTGATCCCCCCCAGATTCTGACGGGTGAAAACCGGTATTCGTGTTGGATTTTGATGCGTCGGATTTTGACCGGTCAGAATTTGAGGTGTCAGATTTTGATGCGTCAGAATCTGACGGTTGAGCGGCAGCACGAAGCTTCGCAATATTCAGCTGGTACATGTTCGACGTGTTGCGGTTTCCCTTACGGCGCTGAGTGCTGGTGATCCAGCCGTCAGCCTCAAGTTTGCCCAGCGTAGTGCGCACAGTGCTTTCACCAGCACCCAACTGGCGGGCAATGGTGGTAATTGACGGCCAGCACAGGCCTTCGTCAGAACTGAAGTCAGCGAGGCGCGCCATGATGGCCACCGCCGATATTTTCAAACCGGCAGCAGCGCAACCATCCCAGACGTATGCGGATAACTTAACGCTCATAAGACCCTCTTAAATTTTCGCCGGAATTGTTCAGTAGGCTGGGCGCACTCATGCGGGTAATCTGCGCGCATGAAGATGACGCGATCCCCTGCTCTGTCGAACCCCACGACGTGTACCACAACGCCCCGCCAATCTTTGTAGTGCCTGTCCAGCGTTTGGATTTCTTCAGACATGCAGTCACCTTCCGGCTTCTCACCCTGACGTAACCTACCCACCAACGGACGATCTGGTAGTTGCACGGTACCCAGTGGCCCGATACCATCACTTCGTACGACAAAGCTTGTTTGTTGCCGCCAGTCGCTTTGCAGCGCATTTGCGGGACGCCAGCTTTTATGAGTAAACTGTTCATGCGTTAATTACTCCACACACGTTTTTAATGCGCCGACGCCTCGGGACTGCACTCCTGAGGCGTCAACCCTTTCGTGCAAAGCCACAACTGACTTCACATACTCATCTCGCGCAGATAAATGCTTGAAATGCAGCGCCATAATCTCGGCCTTCTCGTTCTGATCAATCACGCCGTCATCTGCAATAGACGTGTTGATTTGCTGATCCACCTTCCCGCTCTTTGCCGCCACCTTTACGCCCTTAATAAACAGATCAACGTGGTCCAGCTCATCGCGATTTGGGATTTCAACGAAAAAACCACCGCGCCGCTGGGCGAAGTAATCCGCCAGGTGATTAGTACCACTGATGTCTTCCATCGCTTCCAGCTCGGCAATTTCGAAGAACCGGCAGCCGTTCTTTTCGTAAAGATTGTTGTTGAACTGCGTTTCAGTCATGCCCAACGCGCCAGCCATAGCAGACCGACCGCCGGGATAGGCTTTGCACATCGTTTTAACTACTGATTTCAGATCTACCATGTTGTTTTCCCTTTGGTAGTTATGGCTATGCGCGAGCGGTGATAGTCTTTCCAGATGAAACAAAGTCTGGGTAGCGATGGGGATATAAAATTTGAAGCTCGTTAATCTGGTCTTGATAAAATTTGACCAACCTTTCAGCCACTTCTAGAGACGCCATTTGCTGGCCTCTTTCGATCCGGCTTAAATTAGCAGGGTCGATTTCAATCAGCTTCGCTACATGTGAAAGAGTATGACCTTGCGATATACGCAAGATTCGTAATGGTGATTGCATAAAACCTCCTATAATTGCGCAATTCGCATATTAAAGGGTAGTTACGAATTGCGCAAGTCGCTTTGCATATGACGCAAAAACAACTTGTAATGGGCGCATGAACATAGGAAAACGTATAAGAGAACTTCGCTTAGCGAAGGGAATGAAAATTTCAGACCTGGCTGACGCTGTTGGAATTGATGGCGCGAACATCTCACGCCTGGAAACCGGTAAGCAAAAGTCATTTACTGAACAATCACTTAGTAAATTTGCTGAAGCTTTAGGCATTGGAGTTGCCGAGCTCTTTACTGCGGCTGAAAACAGTAATACTGTATATGAATACAGTAAAAATAATCCTGTTGTTCAGGAGGAAACAGCCGTGTTCAGAGTTGAGATACTTGATATAAGCGCTAGTGCGGGCGGTGGATTTATTCAGGGAAGTGATGTGATTGATGTGATCAGATCCATTGAGTATAACAACGAACGGGCTATAGCTATGTTCGGTAGCAGGCCTCCCGAAACAGTGAAAGTAATCAATGTGCGCGGCGATAGCATGGCTGACACTATTGAGCCGGGAGACCTGATCTTTGTCGATGTTTCGGTGACAGACTTTGATGGTGATGGGATTTATGTCTTTGGATTTGACGATAAAATTTACGTCAAAAGATTGCAGATGATTCCTGATAAAATCTTGGTGATCTCTGACAATACTAAATATAGAGAATGGGCCGTAGATGAATCTAATCAACATCGTTTCTATGTATTTGGCAAGGTTATGATAAGCCAGTCTCAAGCATATAAACGACATGGTTAACACATCTTTGTAAAACGAACCGCCTATCATGGGCGGTTTTTTTTCGCCCGTAACATTGCGTAATGTGCAATTTAATACTTGCGTGATTCGCAACTATGTTTTATCTTTTCCCCATCGGCAGTACAACGGCAAGAGCGAAGCAGCTTGATGAGGTATCAGGATGGATAAGCAAGAACCGAAAATTATTGGTTTGGGGTCGTCGAATGAAGAGTTAATTGAAGAAACTGTTTCTGAAATCTTGCAAAAGCATCCACACCAAGTGGCCGCCTTTTTGGAAGGCGGCGAGATTACCAAAATTAATCTCTTATCTTCGGATTGAAAGCTTCAATTCGGTTAATAAGCAACTTGGTTGCTGAGGCAACGGCAGGATCCTTACCTTTATAAGCTTGAGCATGACGATTTAGATTTTCAATGACGTCGCTCTTTACTGTGGGTAAGGCGGTTGAAACGGAATGAAGCGCCACAGTGAATGCGTTCTCAAGAGCTTCAATCCTACGGGCTAAAGTGACTAAATTAGTCGAAGCGTTTTCCACCTTCATTTCCTTCTTGGCTGTGTGAGAACTACCAAGATAACACCGCCGCCTGAGGTGGAGAAGTGACCAGGCATACAACGGCAAGAACACTGGGGTTGAGGAGCTCATCAACCGAAGTCACTCATGACCACAGTTGAAAAGTGTTCTTGCCGATGTTTAGGGATTAGTGGATCTGTAAGTCAGGGACTAGCGTCAGATATGGAATTTCGCGGAAGGTTACAACTTCATGAACGTTAACTGGATGCTTACACACTGCACATACGATGGAGGAGATAGTCTCAGAGAATACGACGTCAGAAGTGACATTGAATCTCTCAGAATTACATTTTTCGCAGATAAGTTTTATATCGGGCATTTTTAACTCATGGATAAGTGATGATCTTAATCAGATTATTAAGAATTTTCTTATTCCAATGATAAGTATAGCAGACGTTTAGATTCTTGAATGAGTGCATAACGTAAAGAGCACTGACGGTGAGCAAGCTGGCAAAGCTTTCAACATCCTACAGTCCAGATAGCGCTCTCTCCGTTGTGGCCAGCATCAGGTGATGGTCGGGTTCCCTACCCGATTGCGGGTTCGACTCCCGCCGCCCAATCAGATCGACGTGGAACCTCGATAATTGCTGTGTGTAGCTGTATTCGGCGGTGGCATGACTCTTCAACCATCCAACATCAGGGGGAGCGAAGATAATGTTCTGATCATGACCACCGCCAATTTTTTCTCAGGCATAGACAAGGGTTCGCTGGCCCCACCCAGCACGCCCTGTGCATTACCGGCTGCCCTTGTCTATGTGTGTGAGTAATTTCCCGCGGTGTGCGCCGCGATAATGAGGGCATGAAAATGGCTGAAAGTCGTATGACCAACGTCCCGCAGTTTCTCTCCGAATTGGACGCCGGTATTTTCGAAAACAAAATCGCCGCCGCGCTGAATACTGCCGCTCTGGGTGTTCTGAATAACGGTGGTAAAGGCAAAGTGTCCATCGAGATTGATGTTTCCCGGATCAGTAATTCGATGGAAGAAAAACGCGTGATGCTGGCTCACAAATTGAAGTTCTCAGCACCTACGCCTCGCGGAAAAACGTCGGAAGAAGACACTACCGAAACCCCTATGTACGTGGGCAAAGGCGGCAAGCTGACCATCATGCAGGAAGATCAGGGCCAATTGTTCACCATCGCCGGAGATCCTGACGGCAAACTCCGTGACGCGCGATAAGCATCGTTTAACCATCCGATAAAAGGAGATTGTTATGTCTCAAGTTTTAGACGCATCAGCAATCAAAGAAGTCCGGGATATGTCCCTTTCTAATCTGCTGGAAGAACGCCTGTCTTCAGCAGACTGCCCTGCTGTTGCTTTGCCTGAATCTGTCCGTATTCATTCGCTTGAAAACCTGCAAGATGGCCGGTTCCGCTTCCGCGGGAAAATGGAAACCGCCAGCATTCAGGATTTCTCCCGCTACTGCAAAGATTACGCAGGCGAAGGCGTCCGCAGCTTCATTAATGCTGACAACATGGCAGCGGTGACTGTGTTTAACCTTGGCACTCTGACTGCACCAGGTCACGCAGATAACATCGCAGTTTTGAAACTGAAACGCACTGCGCCATTCCAGGCTTTGCTGAACATCAATGGCGATAAAAACTCACAGAAGGATCTGGCCGAGTGGCTCGAAGACTGGTCTGAATTCCTGATGGCTTTCACCGCTGACGGAGAAGTGCTGGACATCAAGAAAGCGATCGGCGGCGTCCGTAAAATTACCATCGAAGCATCCAGTTCTGCGGATCATGAAGATAGTGATTTCGGCGCCAAGCGCTCAGTGATGGAAAGTGTTGAGGCAAAAAGCAAAGAAGTCATGCCTGCGGCATTCGAATTTAAGTGCGTGCCATATGAAGGGCTGGGAGAACGCCGATTCCGCCTGCGCTACAGCGTACTGACCGGCGGCAATGCTCCGGTGCTGGTTCTGCGCATCGTGCAGTTGGAAACGGCTGAAGAACTGATGGCGACCGAGTTCCGCGAGCTGCTCGAAACCAATTTCACCGACGTTGAAGTAGAAACATTCATCGGAGAGTTCAAAGCCTGATAGCACGGCCTTAAATGCCCTGGTCCACTGGGGCATTTAGTGAATCGTTATTACTGAAATTTAATTGCCAATGCTGGCAAGGGATTCGCTCACGCCGAAATCTGGAAATCACTTATTTAGGAATGCAGCCATGAAACTTATTCAACCGGTCACACCAGAACGCAATGCCGATAACTTGGGATATTGGACTCACCCTGATTTCTTCGAACCGGCCAACGGTAACGAATACCCAGCGCCAGGCGAATTTGAAGCGTGGGCAAAAGCTCAGGGTGTCGAGGTTTATACCCTGTCACTTGATGCCGATCCAGCAGCTGACGATATTCAGGCCGCCTATGAAGTAGGCGAAGCTGATGTTTCTGCGTGGAACCCTACTCCGCCAATCGGTGAAGGCTGGTTCCTTGCCTCAATTCACGATACCGAGGACGGCCCTTATAGCGTTTGGTTCCGCCGCAATACTGAAGAACAAGCCGAAATTGCGCGCCTTAAAACCGACTTTTTGGAAAAGCACCAGGTGGCGATCACCGCCGCTTATGAATATTTCAAAGCCTGCCCTGTGGGTAATGAACGCACTATCGCACACCAGATTTATCAGGTACTGCGCACGGCTACGAGGGTGGGCTGAAATGAAAGTTTATATCGCCGGGCCAATGACAGGCCTGCCACATTTCAACCGCCCTGCTTTCAAACGGGCAGCTATAAACCTGTCATTTGAAAAGCATGTGCCACTGAATCCGGCAATCATGCCTGATGGCCTAACAAAAGCTGATTACATGGCTATCGGCCTGACGATGCTGCAACGCGCCGAAGCGATTTACCTGCTTACCGGTTGGCAGTTCAGCGCAGGCGCCAGAGCTGAACATGCGCTGGCCTTAAAGTTGGGTTTGGAAGTAATCGAACAGAGGGAAAGAAGCCATGGCTGAGACAACCCGTTCACATTTCGTCAGGCGGTTTTGCGTGAAAAGAATGCTGAATCTGTGGTTTGTTCCGGTTGAGTTTGCGCCAGCAGTGCCGCCAGGTATGAAAATGCTCTGGTGGCGAGCTGGAAAATATTACGGCCGATTTCGGGTCAGTCAGTAAACCGGTGTGCAGCTGGCTATAATTAAACGTGTGGAGTGATATATGACGAGAACATTAACGCTTGATGAATGGGCTCTCGAAGAGTTTTCCGCGCCAATACCTAGCAGACCAACGCTGATGAGGTATGCGAAAAATGGAATGATATACCCCCTGCCCTTTAAAGCCGGGCGGTGCTGGCGTGTTGAAGCATCAGCGCGTTTCATTGGGATAGCTGAGAAGCCTGTGATCAACAAGGATATAGATCCACGTTTAATGAGGATTCTCGAAGATGGCACGTCCACGTAAATATAACGTGAATATTCCCGGGCTGTCGTGCTACTTGGACGCCAGAACCAATAAGGTTTACTGGCGTTACAAGCATCCAGCTACAGGTAAGTTCCACGGTTTGGGGGACAACGAAGAGGAGGCAAAAGCAATCGCAATAGATGCGAATATGCAACTCAATCAGAGGAAAATGGCAAATCTCCTGAGAGTAAGAAATGAAATTAGCCGTGAAGTGAATAAAGGCATCACTACCAATGCATGGGTTGATAAATACAGAGCGATTCAGCTAGAAAGGGTTAAAGCTGGTGAAATAAAACCCGATACAGCGAAATTGCGGGAACCTTCTTTACGAGCATTAATTTCTCATTGCGGGATAAAACCATTGTCGGAAGTCGGTGCCAGAGATATTGCTGGGATCCTCGATATTTACATTGAAAAAGGTCAGGGAAGGATGGCGCAGATGGTGCGTTCGAATCTAAGTGATGTATTCAAAGAAGCTCAGCATGCAGGTGAAGTTCCGGCTGGTTATAACCCTGCGAAGGCAACAAAACAACCTCGGGCAAAAGTTTCACGACAGAGACTTTCATTTGATGAATGGAAAGCCATTTATTCGGCTGCATTAACGTTACCGGTGCATATTCCCAGGGCAATGCTATTGGCCTTAATTACAGGCCAACGGATAGGAGATATATCAAAGTTGAAATTTACTGATATCTGGGATGACAAACTTCATGTAGTTCAGCAAAAAACCGGGGCTAAAGTAGCTATACCCCTTTCTTTGAAATGTGAGGCGTTGGGACTGTCTCTTCAGGATGTGATAGCTGAATGCCGAGATTCTGTTTTGAGTCAGTGGATCTTGCATCATCACCGTTCACGAAGAAACTGTACCCGTGGTGGGCAGATAACTAAAAGCACACTCTCAAAAGGATTTGCTGAAGCCCGAGATAAAAGTGGTCTGCTGTGGGAGGGAGAGAATCCTCCAACATTCCATGAACAGAGGTCATTGTCGGAACGCTTGTTCAGAGAGCAAGGAATAAACACGCAAGTTTTACTTGGACATAAAAATAGTCAAATGACGGAGAAGTATAACGACGACCGGGGGAAAGACTGGAAGGAAGTTGTTGTTTAATTAAGATGCCGTTTTGCAGAAGAATTTTGCAGGAGTTTTGCAGGGATGAACATTTACTCTTAAATAATAGTCAGTTAGCAGTTGATACCCATACCGAAGTCATAAGTGGTAGAAAGAGCATAGCCATCACCATTCTGATGACGAACATCGCGGCCATTATTCGTGCCTTCACCTGCTGGTGTATAGTTAATGTCTTCGCTGTTGTTATCGCCATCATTCGCACCCTGATATTGCAGTGCAAAGTTCCAGCCTTTTACTTCACCAAAGAAGTCTGTATTACGGTAAGTCGCAACGCCATTAGTACGACCAACCATAAAGTTATCAGAAGAGGTGTAGGTATCGCCGCCGAACACTGGCAGCATATCGGTCCAGGCTTCAATGTCATACACAACGCCGTAGTTACGGCCGTAATCGAATGAACCGAAGTCAGCGAATTTCAGACCTGCAAAGCCCAGACGGGTGGCGTTGCCTGATGTACCTGTACTTTCAGAATTATTAGCCTGGACGTTGTATTCCCACTGGCCGTAACCGGTCAGTTGATCGGTAATTTGGGTTTCACCTTTAAAGCCTACACGAACATACGTTACGTCGCCGTCCTGACCTGCATCATCTGAAAATTGGTGACGTGCATCAACTTTGCCATACAGGTCCAGTTTATTGCCGTCTTTATTATATATTTCTGCGGAATGAGCTGCGCCTGCAACCAGTAATGCCGGGATAATAAGTGCCAATGCTTTTAATTTCATGATGTATTCCTTTATCATTTAATTGGATATTTGAATTTATTATATATGTATTTTCAATGAGTCAGACTCGTATTAATATTACCTACAGAGTTCCGTGGTTCTGTAGATAAATTATCGGTTTTAATTTTATTATTTATTACTAATTATTTCTGTCGGTATTATCAATATTTCGAATGAATGTTATAGTTAATTTCATATAAAATATGTATTTATAATTATATATTTTTCTGTGGTACTTTATTTCCGGGTTGTGGAATCATCACTGCAATCCTATTTGCCCTTCCTTGGTTTTACTTATATTCTTTTTAGTCGCCGTTTTACCCCTGTTAACGGCGTTAGTATGTCGCCCCGCCTGACTGCGGGGCTTTTTTTTGCATAAAAAAACCCATAACCGGCGAAAGTTATGGGCTCAACAAATGAGAGAGAACTAAAATTTCTACGACGAGGTCAGAGAGACTTTCCACAACAACCTGCATAACAGATGTCACGGTTGCGTTATCCGCAGCGGAAACACCGGCTATTCAGGGTACAGCACATAATTTCAGGAGAAGGCTTCTCTCATGGCACAGCTCGTTCCAGTAACTGAACCGCAATAAACGGATATAACGATCAGGAGCGGCGAAACCAGGCCGGATCACTGTTCCCCACATCAATACCGTAAAGACAGCCTGTGGCGAGAAAGCTTTCCAGCAGACGGGATGTATCCTGCGCCCTCTCCGCTGGTGGATGACTGACCTTGCGGTGCGTGATACGTTGCCATAGCGAACGGCGCTCAGCAGTGTGTACAGTGATTGACATACAGGCCTCCGGTTAATCGCAGCTTCAAAATCAAAGCTTTCTTTAACGCTGGTTTCAAAATCGTGGCAAACGATGCCTGCCGCGGGAATGAACGTAGTAAACCTTTTATGAACGGCAAACTGAACCAACCATTTTTGCTTTCTTTATGAAGTTTTGAACTATAACTCCCGCAGCCAAACGCCTTCGCAGAACAGTTTTGCACAGGCCAGACTTTGCTGATGACGTAATGCCGGATCTGCGGGATCTTGCGCGAATTGTACCAGCATGCCGGTAAAACATTGCGCGAGCATGACGGCAGAAATTTCTTTGCGGAAAAGTTTGCTTTGCTGATTTTGCACGAGGTTTTCTGCCATCAGGTTGATCAGCAAACGCTGTGTCTCTTGCGCCAGAGGTGGCAGCAAAAACACCTGCTGCGTCAGTTCATTGTTTTCAGCGAAAAAATTCAGCAACTTGCGAAAGCAGAGCGCCATCCGGTCCAGTACCTGATTTTCGGCAACGTCAGGCGCAATCTGTAATGAACGCACCAGTGCAGTCAGGCGTTCACGGAAAAGAACAATATTATTGCCGGTCAT